GCTGATATTGGAGCTGCAATCATCGGACCAACACTTAAAGGTCCTGCGGGAATCCCAACCGTTGTAACATCATTTACAGAGTTCCAAAACAAATTTGGAGATGTTGTTACAAGTGGTTCAAATAAATTCCAATACCTAACCTCACATGCAGCTGAACAATATTTACAAAATTCAGACTCACTAACCGTTGTTAGAATATTAGATGGTACATTTTCACACGCTAGTGCTAGTGTAGGTGCTAATTTATCTGCTGGAAATAAAGCTAGTGGTTCATTAACAATTACTTCATCGGTTGCTACAAACTACACAGATGGTGATGCTTTTGGTGCAGACCCAGGTGATGAAGTTCAAATAACAATAGATGGAATTGAAACACGATTTATTGCAACAGCTGTCGGAGCGGATGGAGCTATTCCAGCAAACGATGCTAGTGCGGGACTATTCTTTTATATAACTGGTTCATCACAAGCTACATTTCTTACCAATTTATCTGCTTCAATTGCTACATCCGCTATCGCAATTACAGCATCTGTAGGAGTTACTGGTGGTACAGCAAATACACATTTAGAAATAACAGCTTCAAGTGGTGGTATTCCTGGAAATTCAATATCAGTTGAAACTGGTTCAGGTGGAACAATAAGCACAGATACTTTAACACTACAAGGTGGAACTAGTGGAACAACATCAGGTACTTCATTTGTATTAAAAACAATATCTGATGGTGTTATATTGAACAACGCAGAAACTACTGCATTAACAAATGGTGCATTATCAAGTGGTTCTGTTCACAATATGAGATATGAAATATCAAATAAAAATAATAAAAAAGGTACATTCACTCTTGCAATTAGACGAGGTGATGATACTGCAAAAAGAAAACAAACAATGGAATCATTTACTAATTTAACATTGGACCCAAATAGTCCTAATTACATTGGTAAACAAATTGGTGACCAAAGACAAACATTTAGAACAGATGATGGAACTGCTTATTTACAATTAAGTGGTTCATATGCAAATAAATCTAAATTCGTAACTGTACATAGTATAGAAAACACTGTTGATTATTTAGATGAAAACGGAAATGTTAGAGTTCCTGCAGCTTCTGCTTCTTTACCAGCAAATGGTAGTGGTTCAAAAAATGGTGGATTTGAAGGTGGTTTAGTTGGACGAAGTGGTTTTGACGCATTGGGTGGACAATTTGGAAGTTTTACAAACAAAGTTAATTTCTATGATGAAATAACAACATCTACTAATACACAAGGTTATGATTTATCAGACCTTACAAATGCTAATGGTGGAAGTGCATATTCAGAAGCATTGGATTTATTATCAAATCAAGATGAATATGATATTAATTTAATCTTAATGCCTGGTGTGATTCATAGTGTTCATAGTGCAGTTACAAATAAAGCTATAGATATGTGTGAAGATAGAGGAGATTGTTTCGCAATCATTGACCCAGTTATTTATGGTAAAAATGTATCTAATGCTACAACACAAGCTGAAGCGGTTGATTCAAACTTCGCAGCTATGTATTGGCCATGGGTTAAAGTACAAGATTCACAAGTTGCTGGAACTCAAAGATGGGTGCCACCATCAGTTGTATTGGGTGGTATATATGCATTTAACGATAGAGTTGCTCACCCGTGGTTCGCTCCTGCTGGATTGAATCGTGGTGGAATCACAACTGCTATTCAAGCTGAAAGAAAACTAACTCAAGGAAATAGAGATACATTGTATGATTCAAATGTTAATCCAATAGCAACATTCCCTGGACAAGGGGTGACTGTATTTGGACAAAAAACATTACAGAAAAAATCAAGTGCTCTTGATAGAATCAATGTAAGACGATTATTAATCAGAGTTAAGAAGTTTATCGCATCATCTTCAAGATTCCTTGTATTTGAACAAAATACAGCGGCAACAAGAAGAAGGTTTATGGGAATTGTAAATCCATTCTTAGAAAATGTACAAGCTCAAAGTGGTTTAAGTGCATTTAGAGTAGTGATGGATGAAACGAATAACACACCTGATACAATTGATAGAAATCAATTAGTCGGACAATTATTCTTACAACCTACAAGAACTGCTGAGTTTATTGTATTAGACTTTACTGTTCAACCTACAGGTGCTGCTTTTCCAGAGTAATAGTTAGTTAAATAAACTAAATTAAAGGGATTTATTTAAATATAAATCCCTTTTTTTTATAAATTTTAATATTTATATATGAAAGTAAAGGTTTAAGTATTTAATAGGAGAAATTCAATGGCTGAATTATTAGAACCACAAGATATAATGTTTACCCCTTTTGAGCCAAAGCTCAAAAATAGATTTATTATGCAAATAGATGGTATCAATGCTTATTTAATTAAAGCAATGAATCGTCCTCAAATTGATTCAGATGAGGTAGTATTAGAACATATGAATGTAACAAGATATGTTAAAGGTAAGTCAAGATGGCAACCTTTAGATATTACTTTATATGACCCAGTTGTTCCATCAGCTTCACAACAAGTAATTGAGTGGATTAGATTACACCACGAATCAGTAACTGGTAGAGATGGATATTCTGATTTTTACAAGAAAAATATTACATTTAATGTTTTAGGTCCTGTAGGTGATGTAGTTGAGGAGTGGGAACTAAAAGGTGCTTATATCCAAAGTGCTAATTTTGGTGATTTAGCGTTTGATGCTTCAGACCCTGTTGAAATCACTTTAACACTAAGATATGATTACGCAATACTTAAATTCTAATAAAATACTTAACTAAAATATGAGAAAACCCCCAATATAGAAGAAATATTGAGGGTTTTTTTATTTTATATATATTTATATATGGAGATTACGATGAAAACAACATTTGATGAAATAATAGACATAGTTTTAGACCACGAAGGTGGTTATGTAAATGACCCAGATGATGCAGGTGGTGAAACCAAATATGGAATCGCTAAAAGATGGTATCCTAATGTGGACATTAAAAATCTTACCAAAGAACAAGCTAAAAAAATATATCATACAGACTATTGGAGACGAGGTAAGTGTGATGATGTTCCCCCACAATTAAGACATATATACTTTGATATGTGTGTTAATTTTGGTAGAAGAGGAGCTGTTAAAGTTTTACAACAGGCTGCTAATTCTAAGAGTAGAAACAAAATTGAAGTAGATGGTGGAATAGGACCAGCTACAATAAATGCTATACAGAAAATAAGTGTAGATGTAGTAAGAGCATATCGTGTGTTACGATTTGCAAATATAGTTATAGACAAACCAAATCAAGAGAAATTTTGGTTAGGTTGGTTTAGACGAGCAATAGAAGTTTAATTAAGTTATAGGAGACAAAAATGTCAACAGATAAATTATACAATGATATAAAAGAATTATTTGAACAATTTGAAGAAAATCATTCAGTATTTTCAGAAAAAGGTACGAAAGCAGCTGGTGGTAGAGCTAGAAAAGCTATCGGTGAAATTAAAAAATTAGTTACAGGTTATAGACAAGCATCTGTTTCCGAATCAAAATCATAATCGGAGGTTATAAATGTCAGATAATAAATTCCCAAGTGAAGTAATTGATTTACCAAGTGAAGGTAGATTATATCCAAAAGACCATCCATTAAAAGATGGAAAGATAGAAATCAAATATATGACTGCAAAAGAAGAAGATATTCTTACTTCTCAGAATCTTATAAAAAAAGGTTTAGTGGTTGATAAATTATTAGATTCATTAATATTAACACAAGGTGTGAAATCAGATGATTTAATACTTGGTGACAAAAATGCTGTGATGGTTGCAGCTAGAATATTAGCATATGGACCTGAATATACTTGTCAAGTAACACATCCAACAACAGGAGGAGTGTCAACTCAAATATTTAATTTAGCTGAGTGTCCATTTAAAAAATTACCAAAAGATGCTAAAGAAAATTTATTTGAAGTAACACTACCAATATCAAAAAGAAAAATTAAATTCAGTTTACTTACAGGTAAGGATGAAAGATTAATTGATGAAGAGTTAAAAGCTTCTAAAAAAGTTGGTGCTGTTGCTCCTGAATTAACCACAAGATTAAGATATTTAATCAAAGAAGTTGATGGTGATAATTCTCAATCAGTAATTAATGAAATATCTCAAAACATTCTATCAAGAGATTCAATGCATTTAAGAGAAGAAATCAAAAAAGTAACTCCAGATATTATAATGGAGCAAGAAATAGATTTAGGAGGTGAGTCCGTCAAGGTAGATATACCAATGACGGTTAACTTTTTTTGGCCTAATTCCTGAAGATAAACCAAAACTTCACGAACAAATATTTCAATTAATGTATTATGGAGAGGGATTCAATCACTCTGATTTATACGAAATGCCTGTATATTTAAGAAATTTTTATTATGAAAAACTTCTTGATACTCGTAAAAAAGAAAACGAAGAAATAAAAAAAGCTAATCAAAAAACCAAATCATCAAATTCAAGATTTAAAACATAATTTTTAACAAATCTGATATTTATATATGAATAGATACATCTAAATAGGAGAGTATTGTGTCAAAGAAAAAATCATATATGAATCATAAAAGCGTTTTGTTAGAAAACAAATTACTTAATGCATTCAAGTTTTTAGTTGGATTAAATCAATTAAAAAAACAAAAACTTTCTTCAAAAGAAAAACAAGCCTTAAAAAACCCAAAAATTCAAAAATTAGTTAAAGGATTCTATAAAGACATAGAAAAAGCTAACAAACTTGGTGATGAGGTTTTAGCAGACTTAAAAAAACAAGGCTATGATATAGAGGACTAAAATGGCGTTAAGTACAAAAGAACAAACCAAATTAAATAAAGCTTTAGCGGATTATAATAGGCTGCAAGAACAAGCTATTAAAAATGGTAGACTTGGTTCAAAACAACAAGAAGAGTTTATTAAAAATCAAGGAATCATAAATAAATTAACAGAGCGTCAAGAAAATAAGTCTTCACAAAGTTACAAAGATATAAGTAAAACCCTTACAGATATAGGAAAGAAACAAAGATTAAATAATATAAGTGGTAAAGATGGTTTGGGTTTACAAAAAGATGTTTTTGGAACTTTACAAAAACAAGTAAAAGGAACTAAAAACTTAGTCGCTTCTGGTAAAATAACTAATACTTTAGCAGATAAATTAAATGACATTAGTGGTGGCATAGTCAGTGGTGCACATGATTTAACAGGTATTAAACAAACTCAATTAGAATTAGATGACGAAATAGCTAAAACAACAGATGAAACAGTTAAAAAGAATTTAAATGGTTATAAAAATACTTTAAATGCTGAAGCAAAAAGATTACAGGTAAACAAAGGAATTGAAGGTGCGGTATCCGCTACAGATTCATTGATGGGTGGAATGGGTAGTACGATTAAAGGTTTTATAACCAATCCATTAACCATTGCTTTTGCTGCATTAATGCAATTCGGTGCAACTCAAGAAGCTATAGCTGGACAATTCGGTGCTATGGGTGTAACGGATTTTAGACAAGACCTTGTAAAGTCACAAACAGAATTTACAAAACTTGGTTTATCAGCTGAAGACGCGGCTAAAGCAACATCGGATTTAGCAAATAATTTTGGAGTTGCATTTGATGAAGCTGATGAATTATCCAGAAGTGTTGCTAGAATAGCAAAAACAACTGGTATGTCAGTAGATGAAAGTACAAAGTTAGTTGGTTTATTTACACAAACACAAGGGTTGACTGGAGAACAGGCAGAAAATTTATTATTATCAACGCGACAATTAGCTAAAGCTAACAATGTTGCACCCGACCAAGTATTAAAAGATGTTGCAGCTAACACTGAATTATTCGCTAAATTCTCAGCTGATGGTGGGAAGAATATTTTAGAAGCAGCTGTTCAAGCTAGAAAACTTGGATTAAGTTTAGATTCAGTTGCAAAAGTAGCTGATGGATTATTGAATTTCCAAGAATCATTAAATGCTGAAATAACAGCTTCTGTGATGATTGGTAGACAATTGAATTTACAAAAAGCTAGAGAATTAGCACTAAATAATGATGTAAAAGGTGCTATGGAAGAAGTGGTTAAACAAGTTGGAAGTGAAGCTGAATTTAATAAATTGAATGCATTGGAAAGAAAAGCTTTAGCTGATGCTGTTGGACTAGAAG